TTATATTAACCCTTCATCTTTTAATACCATTCTTATAAAGTGCTTTAAGTTATATCCCTTTCCAAAATCATCATCTTTAATATAAAAAGCATCATTTTCAATAACTAAATGATCTATTCCAACATCCCGAAACCATAATTCATCCATATTAGATAATGTTCTATATAATGCACTATATTTATCTCTGTTAATTACTTCAATGTCTTGTACACCTACAGTTCCATCTTTATTAAATCGCATAACTGTCTTTCCTTTACTGTCTTTCACAACTAATGCACCATTCTTAATTGTTTGACCATCTGAATCAAATATAACATTCATTTCAGTCTCATTCTTAATAGCAATTAATACACTTTGTGCATTTTTTTCAACTAATGTACTAAAGTCACCTTCACTTACTTTTTCTCTTATAACTTTAGCTGTTTGTTCTCTATATGATCCAAAATCCTCTTCACTTACCTTCTCCTCTATTTTCCCATCTAATACTTTAATAGATGCCTCTCTATCTTCTTTTTCATTTTTAACACTTAGTTCAATTTCAGAATCTCTTTTTTCCATTGTTACTTTTAAATTATTATTTTCTTTATTTAATTCTTCCTTAGTTTCTTCAATTTTATTGTTAGTGCTATTAATTGTATCTGTAAGAGATTTTATTTTATAGCCTACCTCGCATCCCAATAATTTACCTGTAATTGCATCACGTTTAATCTTATATACTCTTCCTTTTTCTACTATCCCAAAAGGCTTTATATTAACATTAATTATGTCTCCTATAGCAACTCTACTATCCATATTAGAATAATCATTGTCTCCAAATGTTATACAATCCGAAAGCTCAACAAAATCTAAATCTAAATTAAAACTAACCTGATTCACATGTTCTTTATTAAACTTATCTAAGCAAGCTTGTCTTAACAATTTATATGCCTGTTCTGTTGTTATTATTTCATCACTATTGGTAATATTCCCCCCACTATCTGTTTCAGCTTCTACAACTCCAATATTGCTAAATTCAACTATTCTAGTAAAAGGATTATTGGAATTAAAATTACTAGCTTTAATAGACTTTTCAGGAAGCATAAGACCATCTTTACCTAAAGGAACTATCTCCGTGATTAAATCTGTATTTTCTAATGTCATACTGCTCCTGTAATGTTTTTAGTGTAAGTAACATTAATTCCTTTATCTTCTCCAATAGAGTCAACAATACTAACTTCAAAATTATTAAATTCAAGTTCTCCACCATATCTATTTACTATAGTATTGCCCTTGTCTCCTATAAGTGCCTCTAGTGCACTATATCTTACAATTCTAAGGTTGTTAGTAGTTGTATTGGTATCTTTATTACCCGTAGTGAAATTATGCTTATTAAATGTATTATTAAGTACCTGTGTAACTGCTTCTCTTCTTATTTTTCCCACTATATTAGTATCTAGTACAACATTATTTTCTAACCTAGTGGTAAATATATGTTTTGCAAATATATCAATATTCATATTATCTAAGCTTGGTTTACTTCTCCTAATAACAAATAATTGATTTTCTCTTTTATCCCATGTAGGAATCTTTACAATAGCACCAGGAACTAACATACTACTAATGTTCTTATTATCATTTATTGGATAAAAGATATTAGTATTAAATCCTTTATTTATTTCCTCTTCAGTTTCTACTTTTAAAGCTTCATTAAGTACATAAGCATTATGCTTAAAATTGCTTTCATTTTCTTCATATAAATTAATCATATCCAAGTCCTCCAATACGGAATAATTTCAACACTTGTAATATTGCCAATCCAACTTATTTTGTTTTCTCCAACATCAAAATAAGGAAAATCACCTTCCATGAACTTCCCTTTATTATTTAAAACTTGTTGTATATCTGGATCACTTACAATAGTTATCTCATTATCAATGTTTGTAATCTTAAAAGTACGGTTATTAATAGTAAATGTCGCTGCACCTTTACCACGAATAGTAATTGTAGGATAACTTTCATGTGTACTCTTCATATTACATAAAGTAGTATTAGTAGTTAATGCTATTGGTATGTCACCTTCAAGAAATAACCAAACGGCTTACAAGTAAATGTAAGTGTAAACTTATGCAACATATTTCTTACTATTTGTTCTAATGGTATTTTATTTCCAATATAGGCTTTGTAATATCTATCTGGTAAATTATCAAATATTACTTTTCCACTACCTCTAAGCCACATTAATACCTTATCAAACCTATTCCCTACAAAGTGGCATACACAATTCTTGTCTATTAAATCATAACCTGTAGATTTAAGTACTTGTGTTCCTCCAGGAATATTGGTTGAATCAATTCTTTCTTTAGGTCCACTTATAGAAGGTAAACTTTCAACTATTAAATTCATATCATTAGAACTAACATTATTAAATTTAAACATTTCTAAATTACCTCCTTAATGTGTTTTCCTGTAAAATTCTGCTTCTTGCATTAATTGTTTAACATCTGTATTTCTATTATTATTAAAATTTTCAATATTGAGTATCAATTCCCTTTTGGGGCTTCCATTTGTAGAATTATTAGAATTTGAACTTGTTTCAAATGATGGAGTATAAGCATTTGAATTCAAATTAATTTGCATATCTGTTGTTAAACCTTTAATTGAATTAACAACTTTACTTTTTGTCTTTTCTATGCCTTTAGAAAGTCCCTCCATAAAGTCCGGCATCCAACTTTCGTAATCTGTTAATGGTCCAACATCTGGAACTGAGAAATGTAAATAAGATCTTATATCTTGTGCTATTCCTTTTACTGCATCTCCAACTGCACTTGCTGCATTTTTTATTCCATTAACTAATCCTTGTATAAAATCTTTTCCCCATGTAATTGCTTCTCCTGGAAGTGATTTTATAAAACTTATTCCACTACTAAATCCACTAGAGATAATACTTCCTAATCCACTAAGAGCATTGCCTATTGCACTACACATATTGTTAAATGCAGTACTAGCCATGGAAGGAAAATTACTAATTATACTACTAATAGTACTAGATACATTATTCCATATGCTACTTACTGTAGATAATATAATGTTCATTACTCCTGTTATAGTAGTTACAATACCATTCCATATATTGGTTACTGTTGTAGCTATAGTTGTACATACGCTAGATATTGTGGAACAGATACCATTCCATATTGAACTTGCTAAATTTTGTATTCCAGTCCATAAAGACGAAATAAAAGTGCTAAAATCTTGCCATACAATTTGCAGTCCATTAATTAAACTAGCACAAAATTCACTAATAAAACTACAAATTGTATTCCATACACCCTGTGCTATATTTAAAATTCCGTCCCATATATTACTTAATGCACTTGAAATATTATCCCATATTCCACTTAAATCAGTTCCTAATTGTGTAAAATCGCCAGTAACTAAATCGCATATAATAAGAATAGCACCCATGAATATATTTTTAATTACTTCCCAAACACCATTAATTACTTCGCCCCAGCCACTAAAAATTTGAGTTATCCCATCAATAGTCCCAGAAAAGTTAGCAGTAATATTTTGCCCCCATTCAGTAATAATTTCAATTATGAAATTAAATACTGTAGAAAAGATTTCTTTTATTCCATCCCATAAGTTACTAAAGAACTCTTTTATTCCATTAAATGCATTTTTTATTCCTTCAATTAAACTATTAATAAATCCATCTATCGTATTTCTAAAACCTTCACAATTATCATATATGAGTTTAAAAGCTCCAGCGAAAGGATTTACTAAGAGTAATGCTAATCCTTCCCAATTATTCTTTATAAAATCAACAACAGTATTAAAAGCACTTGGTAAAGTATCAGTAAAAAATGATACTATAGAATCTATTGCACTGCTACATGCACTGCAAATTGTATCCCATAGATTAATCCAAAATTCTCTAAAAGAATCGCTTGTATTCCAAAAATAAACAAAGGCAGCAACTAAACCAGCTATCGCAATAACTACCAGTCCTACTGGAGACAAAATAAATCCTATTGCTGTACTTAATAAACCCATAGCACTTGAACCTAAACTACTTGCCTTGCTTGCTAATTGCATAGTTGTCGCAAATTCTTTTATTTTTATTGTGGCTCCCATTAATTCACTTATTCCTGTTGCCATTTTCCCTATAATAATTAATACCGGACCAAGTGCTGCTACTAAACTAGCTATTACTACAATAACCTTTTGAACAGTTGGACTTAAATTAGATAACCATGTAACAAGTCCATTAATTTTATTAGTAAATGCTTCAATCCAAGGGAGTATAATATCACCAATTTGAATTCCTAATCCTTCTAATGCACTTTGTAAAAGAGTTGCTTTACCTTTTAAATTATCAAGCATTGTTTTTGCTTGCTCTGAAGCAGCACCGCCAGCGTTACCTATTTGGTCGTATAAATTCGACCAACTATCTGTACCATCATTTACACTTGCTGCTAAATTAGTACATGCAACTGCTGCTTGATCTGCATCCATTTCAAACATACTCATCATACTATTAACATTATCTTGTAAAGGTAATGTTTCATCATAAGCATTTTTCATATCATTCAATGTTCTTCCATGCTCTTCAACATTGTAATTAACTGATGCTAACGCATCTTTTAAATCTAATGTACTTCCTGTAACACCCGATAATAAACCCTGAACTGCTGCTATATCTGTCTTATTAAAAATTTTAGAAATTACTTGTGCTTTTTCTCCAGAACCTGCTTCTGATAATCCTGAGTTTATATCTTTTAAAATGTCTGGTAATGCTCGCATATTCCCATCAGCATCTAAACATTCAACTCCAAGTTGTTTTAATACACCGGCTGCTGTATCTGTTGGAGCACTTAAACTTAAAATAACATTTCTTAAATGTGTTCCACCTTCGGCTCCTTTAATTCCTACATTGGCTAATTCCCCTAATGCGGTATTCATTTCAGTAACTCCGCCTTTTAAAGTATTAGCAGTACCTCCAACAGTTAATATTGCCTCACCCAGTTGACTTACACTTGTATTCGATTTTTGAGAAGTTTTTGCCATTTGATCAACTAAAACTGTTGTTTGGTCTGTAGTAAGATTTAATGCACTTGCTGCATCAGTAACCATATCACATGCAGTTCCAAGCTCCATGCCACCAGCTGCTGCTAAATTTAAAACATTCGGTAAAGTAGAAATAGATTTGTCAACATCATAACCAGCTAAAGCTAGATAATTTAAAGCTTCACTTGCTTCTGTTGCACTGAATTGAGTTGTCGCTCCCATGTCCTTTGCTGCATCTTTTAATCTTTCAAAATCTTGTGCTTCTTGTGAACTGCTATCATGCAATTGGTCTGTAGTATATCCCATAGTTGCAGCCACTTGTGACATACCGCTCTGAAAATCACTTGCAAACTTAACAGCTCCTGCTCCTATTGCTGCAATTCCAATTGTTAATGGTAATAAACTTTTACCTGTTTGAGTTGCTTTTTCTCCGAAACTTGCCAAATGTTCTTTTGCTGCAATAAAACTAGGACTTACATTTGTTCCAAAATTTTTAGATTCTATTTCTAAGCCTTTAAGCTTTTGCTCTGTATTTTCTATTTCTCTTTCAAAAGCTCTGTATTGTTCTACGCCTATTTCACCTTTTTCAAATTGAGCTTGTACTTGTGCCTGTGTAGATTTTAATGTTTCTAACTTTTCTTTTGTCTTTTCAACTGATTCTCTTAAAATATCCTGTTTTTGCTTTATTAATGTAACATTAGCGGGATCAAGTTTTAATGCTACATTTACCTTCTTTAATTCACCTTGTAAACTTCTACTAGAAGTATTGACCCCTTTTAATGCTTTATCTAGCTTAGTAGTATCTCCTCCAATTTCAACTGTAATACCTTTAATATTACTCGCCATGCATTTCCTCCTTTCATAAAAATATAAAATAAAAGACTAGGTAAAATTCCTAGCCTTTCTTAAATCTATTTCTTAAGCTTTCTCTATCTGGTTGTGTTTGTTCCATAATCCAACATTTTTCAAGGTATTCTTGACCTTTTTCTGTTTGGTTATATTTATAAATAATTGAATCTCTTAAATACGCCCAAAACTCTATTATATTAAGCTCATCTATTTGAATAAAATTTAATCTTGTATATTCACTTATTAATTTTTCTTCTATTGTATTAATTTCATAGTGCCCTTTGTTTTCATCTTCAGGATAGTAGGGCACTTTTAGTTTGGGAGATTTTTAGTTTGGGATAACCATTCAAAATATGAAGTTAATAGATTGGACATTTCATCAAAATCCATATCGTCTATATACTCTAGTGGTATTTTTTTATTTTCCTTATTTTTATTTAAAATTAAATTAATACATTTTGTTAATTCTTCCATAGTGTTTTCTTTAGCCTTACTAAGTCCAGTAAGGCGTTTTAATAATTTTACTTTAGGAGGTTCTACTTTAACATCTATGTTGTTCTCAACCTCTCCAACTTCATTCGTAATACTTAATTTAACTTCAAAATATCTTGCGTTTACACTTTTTACATCAAACATTTTTAAATCTCTCCCTTCTGTTTTTCTGTAACTACTGGAATGTCTTCCTTGTAGTTAATTAAAGTTCCTTCACTATCATGTGGTTGTGCTTTAAATTCTGCATCAATTACGGTTTCTTTATCTTTTGCAAAACTAAAACTAAATCCAGCTTCATTCTTACCAACAACACTAACTCGTATATCTCCGTCTGCTTTATCTTCATGTAGAAATCTTATTAAATAGTCTTTTCCATCTTGATTGCCTGCTCCACCAATTTTTACAGTTCTTGTACCTTTAACTTTATCTTCTGTAACTCTTGCAGTGCTGCAAAGTTTTGTTAATGTCTTACCGCACCATGTCATAATACCGCTTTTAAGAGTTGCTTCTTCTTCTGTCATAACAGTTTTGCTTTTTAAACCTAAATCATCTTTTGCTGTATAAAAAGTAGGCTTATATTCAAGCGTAGCACCTCCTTGAATTAACCCTACTTGGTTTATTTCTGCTTCCACAACTGTATCTTCTGGTATTCCTGTCGCTGAATCATATTCCAAAACGAATAATTTACCTGATCCTAAAACAATCTTTTCTTTTCCACCTACTGACATATTTATTCCTCCATTTTTTCATATAAATTAAAGTCGTATGAGGTTTCAAACATCTTTTCAGAATCTAACCACACACGACTTTTTGAATAATTTATTGATTTTTCTTTTAATAGATCTTCTATTAATCTTTCTTTTTCTCTGTTAATTATGTCTGAATATAGTTCAATTGTTATATCTCTATCTGAAATACACAACTTTCTATCAGCTCCTGAATAATTTTCATCCATTATAAAAATAATGTATGGGAGTTTTGGCGGTTTCTTAAAACAAGTTTCTGCAACATTTAATCCAGTGGTTTCTAACCACTCTTTTACGTTAGTCACTCTGCACCGCTTCCTTAGTTAATTGTTCCATTCTTCTTTTTGCTAAATCTTCCCCATATTTAATATGAGGATATGCTTTTGTTCTGCCACCACCTGCAATGGCATGACCTTTTTCTAATAAATGAGTTAATCTATAATGTGGTGATGCAACATACCATGTATTACGCTTTGTAAATACTCCTTCATAAGAATTATTAATTCTAAAAGCTTTAACATATTTTCCTGTTGGTTGCTTAAATGTAATATGTTTTTTAATTTCCTCATTTACTTCTTTAGATACAGCTTCAACATTATTTTTGGTCTTTTTAGTTACATCAGCTGAATAAAGGCTTAATTCTTTATTAATTGCTTCTACAAGGTCATCAATTTGTACTGTTATCATTACTCATGTACCTCCAGTTGCCTTAAAGTTAAATCTAAGCTTGGTGGATTACATTCAAATTTATCTTGTACAAGTTCAATTGAAAATTTCCCTACACCTTTAATATTGAGTAAATCATGATTATTAATATTGCTTATTAAAGGAATTCTTATAACCATGTCAGTCTGAACCTGTACAGCCTTTGCAGCATAATGACGATTAAATCCTAAAACTCTTTTATCAAAGTTTAAATCTGTATACTTATATATCTTTTTACCTTCTTCATCCTCATCATATATATTACAAATACCATCTTTATAAGCTTGAAATTCAACTTTTCTATTTTGTATCTTCATTATCTGAATCCCCCTGTGCATTTGCTTGATATTCTAAATATAAAGATAGCAATTCACCTTGAAAATTCATTTCAAATACTTCTAATGCCTGTGAATTAGCATATCTAACATAATCAAGTAATAATGATTTAGGTGAATCCTCTACTGTGTAATCTAAAAAAGACACACCTGCTATTTTATTCAGATGTGCCATTCCTCTTTTAATCATACCAATAAGGTTTTTATCTGTTTTTTCATCATCCCAGCTTATATGAAGATAATCTTTTACATCTTGTAATAATACTTTTAATTCATCTTCTGACATTTAAATCACCTCAATTAAGCCTGTTCTTTAGTCTTAGCAGTTCCCTTTACTGTTACATTGTAAGTTAAATCTTCTAAACCACTAATATTTAATAATATAAATGCATTATCATCTAAAGCTTGACCATTACCAATAAGCTTTATGATGTAGTATCTTTCATCTTCTAAGAACTTATATTCATCTGAATACTCAATTTTACCTTCTTTATTTCCTGTTCCTATTCCCATTGCATACTTTTTAGCAAGTCCAAGTATTGCTTCACCTTCTGCAACTTGTGTTGATTGTACAATAGTAGTTGGATAAGGTAATACATTATTTTTATAAGTACCATCTTGTAATTGAATAGTAGTTGCTGGCATAACCTTTTTGTAATAGTCAAAAGGATTAACTATTAATACAAGGTCTGAAATTGTTCTCGCTTTCTTCTCATCTACAGGATCCTTAGCCAATGTTGCTAATAAAGTTCCAAATGTCTTAGGAGATAAATCTTTAATTGCAACAGCAGTTTTCTTAGGATATACTCCACCAGTTACACTTACTCCTTCATGAATATCTCTATTCATGCCTATAGGCATCTCTTTTCCTGTTCCATTTATAATTCCTTCTTCAAGTCCATATGCAACTGCTTCTGAAAGTACAGCTCTTACATATGCATCTACCCATTGTGGACCAACTAAAAGCATATCCTTTGCCACTGGCATAAATGCTGTTAATTTATTTAAACTTAAGTCAAGCTTTCCAATAGCTCCTTCTAATTCTTCTGTAATTGTTGAACCAATAGTTCCCCATTTCGCTAATTGAATTCCTTTTTTATTCATAAGCATCTTAGTTAATGCAGTCATGTTTTGAAAATCAATCATTTCTAATAATGGATGTTCTGCTCTCATATCAACCATTACATTATCAATTACTGTTTCAGGTAATGCTATATCAAGATTAGTTATTGCTTGTCTAGGATTTGAGCTTTTAGCTGCATCAATCCAACCTTGATAGAACTTAGTTTCCTTTTGAGTTAATTGGTGTATACCTCTCTTTTGAAGTATTTCTTTGTCTTGCGTTTCTTGATATACTTTGAAATCGTCAAGTACTTCTTGTTGTACTCCTGTAGCAAATTCAACAAAGGCATTAATCATATCCTCTTGATTTTCTGATTGCATTGCTGCTCCGAATTTTTCAGTTAATTGTTGTCTTAATACGTCTTTTGATAACATTATTTATTTCCTTCTTTCTTCACAAATTTTTGTCTTAATATTTCATAATTATTTCTTTGTTTTTCAAATTGCTTAGGTACTTTTATAGGAGTTTCAGCCTGCATAATTTGAGCTTGAATACTTTGTTTAAATCTTTGTTGTGCTGCTTCAATTGTCTTATCCTCTTGACCTGCAATTTCATCACACAATCCATATTCTAAGCATTGACTAGCATTTAACCATGTTTGATTATCCAATAATTGTTTTAATGTAGCTTCATCAAGCTTCTCACCTGCTTTAGTTAAATATGAACTACAGCTTGCTTGGTCAATAACTTCAACATCATTTGCTGCTTTTCTTAATTCTTCTGCATTTCCATAACACCCAATAGACGCATGATGGATCATCATTAATGCATTAGTTCCCATCACAACCTTGTCACCAACCATAGCAATAACACTTGCTATGCTACATGCAAATCCATCAATATAAACATTAACCTGTGCAGGATGTCTTTTAAGTTGGTTATAAATTCCTAAGCCTTCTTTAACTTCTCCACCATATGAATTAATATATAAATTGATTTCACTTGTACTTTGATTGCTTTCAAGTACTTGTTTTATATAGTTTGCACTTGTTTCACTCTCCAGTTTCTCACCAGTCCACCAGTTATATGAATCTCCCTCTACATTATCATAAATATAAATATCTAATACATTTGGCTTGTTAACCTGTTGTTTTATACTAAACATAGTTTTATTCACTATTCTCACCTTCCTTCGAATTAATTTCATTTATTCCTTGATAGTTTTTTGTAATCCAATGTTTCTCACTCCATTCAGTATTTAAAACAGTATCTTTTAATTTCTTCTTTAAATCATCAATGCTATACATACCACAAGCAATGAGCTTATCAATTTTTTCAGCAATACTAAATATATCTATATGCTTGATATTAGTAATATCAACATATAGATAGCTGCCTTTAAAAAAATTAGATTTCCCATACCTTTTTCGATTAATTTCAGTTTGAATAAGGTCAACTATAGGATCTATACAAAAAGTCAAGAAATTATCTGTTAACTTTTCAACATCTGCAATATCACCTTTAAGCAATGCTGGTGGTATCTTAAATGTTTGTGCTATTCTTATAAATGCATCATCAATAAGTTTAGTTATGTCATTTAGCTCATTACTACTTTTTTTGCTGCCTTCTCCTGTTATTTCTGTATACTTAACGCCTTTTGGTAAATCAACAACAGCATTTTCAGCTTCAAAGAAATTCTTAAACTTTTCACTAAATAGTTTTTCTAATTGTTCATTTTTCTCTTTATCACCTTTTGCGATAGAATCAATGTCAACTATTCCTTTTCTTCCACCTGCACGCTTATACTTTCCTTTAGCCATACTTAAAAGTTCATTGTATGCTGACATTAAGTTATTGAGATATAACCTTATATCCTCATTATTATGTCTAAAATAAAGTACTTCGCTCATGTAGAATAGTTTATTAAAAGAAAATCCCTTTTTACTTACTTGGTCAAAGTAATCTTCCTTTACTGCAAATTCTTCCCTGTTAAAGTCATCAGCTATTATTAACTCATCATTTACTTGTATAACTAGTACTTCATTATTAATTAATAACTTACTTATTAACTCCTGTAAAAATTCTATACTGTTTTGATTTTTATTAGGTTCAATATTCCAAAGGTAATATTCATCTCCAATAATTTCTTTTTTATTTAAGAAAGTTTTAAATTCACATTTGGCAATACAACTTGATATAAGATTAATAGCAACCTGTGTAGCAAAACTATCAATAGCAATATTAGTACACATAGTATCAAGCCTTTCATTAAGATAAATAACATCTTTTGAACCAAATAGATCACGCAAAAATGTTGTTATTTTCAATTTTTCACCCCCTTTCAATCCAAAATAAAAAAAGCCCTTAATTAAGGCTTAATATGTGTAAACTCCAAAATCTTCATAATCATAATTTTCAGCACTATCTGGTAAGTCATCAATGTCACAACACATTGCTGTAACAAATGCCATAAATCCATCTGTCTTACGAGATTTAGGTTCAATCTTTGCAAATGTATAGTTTTCATATTTTTCAGCATGAAGGCATGTATTATTTGTATACCATCTCATAAGTGGATTATCTCCAAATATAATATTTTGATTAGTAAATGCACTATCAATTACTGGATATATTCTCATTTGGTCACTAGGCCTTGTAAGCTTAATATTATTAGCACCCTTTTTATCTGTATCAAATCCAATATTTCTAAGTGACTTTGATAATAATGTATGTCTAAAATTATCCATACCTAAAATAGTTAAATTATATTTTTTAGCTTGATTAGCAAGCCATTGTGCTGGTATATCTGGATGAATTTCTACCTCATCTACAAATGTTAATAGGCCTTGTTTTTCCCATTCTTCCAAAGGAGCTTTTATTCTTTTTAAATCCTTACTATTTCTACAAACCCATGTATGACTTATCCAAACATACTTTTCTTTATATTTAAAAAGTAATCCTGCACATACAAAATCTGTAGTTTTAGCATAATCAATTCCAATTCTACAAGTTGCACCTTTAAGATCTGGTATCTCTTGATTCGTAGCTAATATATTTTCCCATGAAGTAACTTCTCTATCTTTATTACCTTCTGGCATATTCATTCTTTTAGTCATAAATTCAGTATAAAGTTGTACATTAGTCTGCATATCAATATATTCCTTATCCATTACTACCTGAAGATTCTTCAAATATCTAAATGATGGATTAGCCTTTTCCCACATATCACGATTATCTACTTCTTTTTTATCTTCCAAGTGATATAAAAGTGGCATCATCCTGCTTGATTTATTTTCACCATTTAAAATAGATTTAGATATTTCTAAATAATCATCAAGAACTCCACCTCTTACATATCCATCTGTTGAAATCATAAATGTTCTACAGTGCTTTTTCTTACCTAGTGCAGATTTAAAAACCTTTATATTATCATAGTTTTCATATTCATGAATTTCATCAAAGATTATGCAAGCTGGTCTAAGTCCATCCTTAGTTCGTGCATTGGATGTATTATATTTTAAATATGATTTTGTCTTTTTATAGACTATTTTCACCTTAGTATTGTAAAAAGCTTTGCTCAACTTTTTATTCTCTTCAATAACATTATATACATCATCAAAAGATGTTTTGGCCTGATCCTCACTATTTGCAACAATGTCAATGTTATATTCCTTTATTCCATGAAATTTAGTAGTAAAATACCATGATATTGATGAGATAAAACCATTTTTACCTCCACCTCTACCCATATAAATAATAAAAGTATCAAAAACCAAAGTATCATCATGATAATAGCAATGTGCAAGTCCAATAATAAACTTTTCCCATGGCAATAATTTAAAAGGGAAATATTCTTCTATTTTTAAAATAGCCTGTTCTATTTTCTCGTGGTCTATTATTACTCTTTCATCAGATAACTTTTCTCTAACAAGTTTAATTGATTTCTTTATATCTTCATTAGTGACAACTTTATTACTTTCAACTAAATCAATATATTCATCAATGTATTGATTAAATATCATCATAATCATCTTCTTGTATCTTTGGAGGAACTAATCTTAAAGTATCTAAAATTTTTAACATCTGAGCATTAGTTCTATTAACTTCTGCTATGCTATCATTTTTCTTTACACTAAATTGTTTTCCATTATTCCATTCAATTGAAACACCACGTTCTTTTATATCCTGGAATAATTTATTTTTAGTATTCCATAATTCCATATAGTCACTAATTAAATCTTCATAGTGTTTTCCATATGTTCCATTAGTCTCTAACTGCTTAAGTAAATCTGATTTAATTTCATCATATAAATTATTTCCCAAAGATTGCACACTTTTTTTAATGCACCCTGTTTTTTGGGTACGGGTGCGGGTCCATTTATATCTTCTTTTCCAACTCTTAACTGTATTTTCAGATACACCATATTTCAAAGAAATTTTTTTATAAGTCATTCCAGAAATATAATCCTTATAAGCTTTATCGCTATCTGCTAAATTTTCTTTTTCATTCAAAATCACCACCTCTTTTCTTTTTATCTGCACCCTATATTTTGTGTGCAGGTGCACTCCCTCATATAAAATTTCAATTTATCTCTTTTGTCGTGTATCTCTATCCGTTCTCTTAGGCCTGAAAAAAATGCCGATTTTTTAACCCGGGGGTATCTAAAATTACCACCGTTCCTCATTTAACAGCACTTTTGATTTAAACTTAAACTTGGCTTTTTCAGGATGTAATTCATTATGACACTCTTTGCATACACACATTAGATTACTTCTAGCTAATGCTAGCTCTGGATGTTTGTTAACATGTTTAACATGATGTACTGTTGTTGCTGCACTATATTTGCCTTTAGCTTTACACATCTGACATTCTGAATTCTGTTCATTCAACATTTCTTTTCTTAGATGTTTCCATGGTGTACTTACATAAAATCCATGAATGTTTTTATCTCTTAGAAGCTTTTGAATCCACTTAACCAATTCTACTGTATCCATTGTTTCTCAAGCTCCAATGATTTCTTTTTAGCTACACTAAGAATAGCATCACGATTCTTTAATAGCTTAGTCACTGAATCGGATAACTTTCTTATTTCTGATTCAATCCCCTTACAGCTCTTAATTATATTTCTAACATCTGCATCAGTAATTGATATTACATACTTATGCTTACATTTAGGACAGATAAAGTATGTTTCTTCTATCTGATTGTCTTTATTAATCCAATGCTTCTTAACATTCTTCTCTGATAAGTTAAATTCTTTTTGGCATTTATCACATATTACTTTTTGATAACTTTGCATTTTCTCACCTCATTTATTAAACTTAATTCATATTGTGTTAACTTTTTAAAATCCTCCTTAACACTTTTATTTTTAATACTTTAAGCATATCTTAACTTAGCATTAGTTAACGTATGCTCATTGTGTTTACTTTTAAGGCAAATAAAAAAAGATTTATATTTCAAAATCCCTTCTTGCTTGATTCATTTTATCCTGTGTTATTCCAATGTACTTTAACGTTATTGATTCCTTAGAATGATTGTACATCTGCATTAATGTTGCAATATCTCCTGTCTTTTTATAATAATGAAATCCAAATGTTTTTCTTAATGTATGAGTTCCTAGATTTTCTACTCCAAACTTATCTCCTATATCTTTCATTATCTTCCAAGCCATTGTTCTTGATATTGGCTTATTAAGATTACTTTTTCTAAACAAATAATCTTCTTGAGACATATCTAAACAATATTCTTTATATACATTTCTTAAAGTTTGATTTATCTCTATTAGATTTCTTTTACCAGTTTTCTTCTCTCGTATATCAATATACTTTTTATTTTTAACATCTTTAACTTTTAATCTTAATATATCTGATATTCTTAATCCTGTATAAGTTCCTGTCATTACTAAAGCATAATTTCTAGGATTCTCTTTTTTTAAAGTTGCTTGAATATCATGAAATATGTCTGCATCTCTAATAGGTTCAACAAAATTCATTCTTATCTCACCTGCCTTATAGCTCCATGCACTTTTTTATAAGCTACATGATCCATACATTTTCTAAAATCATCTGTTGCCTTTTCCAAAATAACTTTCTTAGATCCACAATGAGAACAGGATATATAATGACTGCTCTTCAATGTAGATGAAACCTCGTCTGATAATAAGATATTTTCCTTATGGCACTTTTTACATTTATAGATAGTGTATATCCCTTTAATAGTTCCCACCTGCCTCAAAATAAAAAGCACATACAATTAAATGCATGTGCTCTTAAAATCTAAATCTATATATAATTTTTGACCATACATAAACTTTAACATCACTTCCTAAATTTGTACACAAAATATTCTTTGTTTTTTCTCTAATTTGTCCTTTATTTGTCCTAAATTTTTCTCTATTTTTTCTTAACAATATCCTATATCTATAGCAAACTTATAAATTGATTTTCTTTTTGGCTTAATTTCTATTTTAACTATATAATTACCACCTATATCCACCAAATCTTACATTATAAGATTTTTTTCTTCTTACTATTTTTTCTTTTTGATAAGCATAAAATTCTCTTTCTGCTCTTTCTCTTTTAATTACTATATCTTGTATTGTTAATTCTGCAAGTTCTTTAGGTGTCATAATCTATTCCTCCTGTATTTTCTATTTTAATAAAATCTTTATCATGCTCCTTCATATTGTTTATTTAATTATTATGTCCATTTTTAGGATGTGTTTAAAAAAAAATAATATTCTTTCATTTATAACTTCATTAAATTTCTCACATCGATCATAAATTAATTACTACAGCAAATAAGTAAATTAAACTAAAAATACCGTATATTCATTATGAATAATACGGTATTCTCATTGAGATCTTTTTATTTTTTATCTTTATTACTTTTTAACCACATAATAGCACAATATGTATGCATAGCTGCACCTGTAACTAATATATCTTCATTAAACACTACATTTTCATTATGCATTGGTTCACCATATAAAGAATTTTCTTGCTTTGTTCCAGCACCCAGCATAATATAAATACTTGGAACTTCATATGAGTAAGAGGCAAAATCCTCTGATCCCATTCCTCCTCCTTCAAACAAAGTAACTGCTTTTTCACCTATTAAATCTTTTACGTAAGAAGTAACTTCTTTAACCAAATCAGTATTATTAACTAGTGGTGGTACCAATGATAATTCTATTAACTCTGCTTCTCCTCTAAACATATTAGCAGTAGACACTACTATATCATTCATCCTATTAAATATGAATTCTCCAACTTCTTTATTTAAGCTTCTTATAGTTCCTTCCATAATAACCTCACCAGGTATTATGTTTGGTGCTTCTCCTCCCACAATCTTGCCTATTGTTACAACAGCAGATTCAGTAGCTGATATTTCTCTAACAATTATTTCCTGTAAAGATATATATATATGTGCTGCTATGTTTATTGGATCCACTCCAAGTTCTGGCATAGCTCCATGGCATCCAGTTCCTTTTACAACTATTCTAAATCTACTACAGCCTGCTATACTAGTTCCTAAACCACATAATACAACATTTGAAGGTGTTCCAGAATGCACATGCATTGCCATAGCTGCATCAACTTTAGGATTTTCAAGTACACCTGCTGCTAACATTTTTTTAGCTCCAGTAAACCCTTCTTCATCTGGTTGAAATACTAATTTAATAGTTCCTTCTATTTCATCCTGATTTTCCTTAAGTAGTTTTGCTGCCCCTAAAAGCATTGCTGTATGCATGTCATGTCCACATGAATGCATACAACCATTAGTTGATTTAAAATCACATTTAGTAGCTTCTGTCATTGGTAATCCATCCATGTCAGCTCTCAGCAAAAATGTTTTTCCTGGTTTATTTCCTTCAATTGTAGCAACTATACCACTTTCACATATCTCCTTTGGATCATACCCAAACTCTTTTAACTTTTCTATTACATAAGCTTTTGTTTTGGGTAATTTAGAACCAACTTCAGGATTACTATGAATAGTTCTCCTATAAGTTATTAAATCATCTCTTATTAATTTAGCTTGATTCATAATTTTATCCATAAGTGCACCTCATTTTCCTTTTAGACTCATGTTTATTTTTCGCTTAATCTTATAGATTAATTCATTACTAGATAATACATTCACTTTAATTAAACTCTTCTTATTAAGATTTTGCAATGAAAAGCTAATATTAAGATTAGACTAAAAATATATTAAATACATACTTTGTCTTAAATTTTTCTCTATTTTTTCTTAACAATATCCAATTCCCATAGCAAACTTATATATTGCCTTTTCTTTTAATTTATAATATTTATTCTTATCTATTTGTAATTCTTCTCTTATTTCAGTTACTGTTAAATCATCTCTAAAATAACTACTTTCAATAATTCTTTTACTATCTTTATCTAATTTATCATAAACAAATTCCACAGCATTTACTAAAGCTGTTTTATATTCAATATCAACTATACTTTTACCAACTGGATCAGATGGATTTAAACCTTTATTAATTACTATATCAGGTCTTATAGCTGAACCTAATCCTGGTGTTTCAATAGATATTAAATAATATGGATAATTTTTTAAATCATTTTCTACTTCTTTTTTAATTTTTTTGTATATCTCTTTATTAATTTTCATTTTTCTCACCTATCCCTTATTTTACTTTCATGTTATAATTTAGATAGGTTAATTAGAGAACTAATGTTTTGTTGAAATTCTCTAATTATGTGCAAGGTGTTCGTGATGAACACCTTTTATATTTTTATACTTTTTTAGTATTACGCATTACTTTCCATCATTAATTCTTAAAACCAAATAACATTTTCCATATTGTTCATCTGTATAAATCTGTTCAATAAAATACTCTTTATACCTATCTATAATCTCCTTATACGTTGGTGTAAATAATTCTCCATTATCAGATATTTTTATTCTTTGGTGAGTTTTTATATATTCTAATATGTCTTTTACTTTCAGTTCTCTATCTCACTTTCTTACTAAAATTACGTAAAAAAATACCGCTATTCATTTGAATAATGCGGTATATCTAAATAAATTTTTCTATTTTTTTTGATATAATTCATTTAAATTTATTGATGAACTATTATTTATTTCTGGCTCTCTCATAAATCTACAGATATATTCTTTCAACATAATTATATATAAATCATATATTGGTTTAAAAGCCTTTAAGTAATTTATACACTCACTATATACATTATCTATACTTAAACTCTTTTTTATTAAATCACTACCATAAAAATTTTCTTTTTTGCTATTATATATAAAATCTATTGTGAATTCCTTGCCATTGTTAAAAACTATATTGGGTACCTTCCATAAATTAGACAAATTTGGAATATTGGGAACTTTCCAATTTTTAGGCACTAACAACACTCCATCTATTTCTTTAGCTTCATTGTTAATACTAAATTTAAAATTTGTTTTTCCTTTTATTTCTTCTGGTAGAATATTACCTTTATGCTTAATATAGTTGCACAATGATCTTATTGTTTCCTTATTTTCGTTGAATATAAATTCTTTAGTAAAACTATCTAGTAATTCTAATATTTCATTATGAATCGCTGTTTTTTTGAATTTCAAGTATCTTTTCACATATTTATCTTTGCAAATATCCTCTGAATTATTAACCCAATTTTCACTATTTCTTATTATATTTTTAGCTTTAGCTTTATCAATTTTATCTTTAAACACTCGTTCTTCTGTCCAAATTCTATATAGAAACCAAGGAATTTGCAATGATATATCATACATTCGATTTAAATCTTGAATCGCATTTTTTAAATGAATATATCTAACAAAATCATTATCAAAGCCTTCCATTTCATAATATTCCTTATCTACATAACTCAATTCTACTCTTGCATCACTAATTGTATAATATAAATCATTTGCCTTCATTACTGCTAATCTTATATCCATTCCCTCAAAATCACAGTACTCTTCTGGTGAACCAATTAGTTTTATTCCATAATCCAACAGCTCTTTATCCATATTGCTATCCCCTTGCTTCTAAATATGATTTTGTTTTATTATAGTTCTTTTGGGTTATTTTTGCAAAATAGTTTTTACCGCATTATTCAATTTTCAAAGAACATTATTTTCATTAACTACCACGCACTTTCTGACTATTGTCTATTAATCTAATATAAAATTACTAATAAAAAACATAAACAAAATGAAACTATAATTTTTATTTGTTCTTTAGTTTCTAACTTATTACTTATAGTAAAAATATTAAAAACTAATATAGACATAACTATATAAAATAATATATTTATTAAAATTCTAAATTCCTTATATATCGTAAAGTAATCTCCATGTAACATCCTAAGTACCTCTTTTTTAATATATTGGGGGATTGCTCCCCCTTTTATAAAAATTGCAGTAACTACCTTATTTGAAATCCCATTTTCGTTAATCTGCAAATTTTAGCTTAATTAATAATTTCTCTGATATTTCTGAGTACCCTATTTGCCTCTTCTTGACTTAGATCTTGTATATATTCATCAAATATTTCTTCTAAAGACTTTTCAGGTTCTCTAAAATATTTAACTACTATGTGATTTACTATTTTTTCTTTATCATTCATAGTTATCAACTCCATTCATTTCTTTTTCAGCTTCTTGTATCAGCCTTGAATAGTTCTCTATATTTATCTTTCCAACCTTATAACCTGTTGCCATTTCTACACACATTGCATAATTCATTAGCTTTTTACTTTCTTTAATAAATTCCAACATATGATCCATGATCTTACCTTCTAATAACATCTAAAGTGCCGAACCTTTGATGTTGTCCAAGCCATGCTAATTTTGTAGTTCTTGTTATTCCATTCCTATTCTTAGCTGTAATAACTTCTGCAATATTCCTATCTTCACTTTCTTTGTTGTAATATTCATCCCTATACAAAAAATGAATAATATCAGCATCTTGTTCTATTGAACCGGATTCTCTTAAATCAGATAACATAGGTCTATGATCTACTCTTTGTTCTGGTGCTCTAGATAATTGCGATAATGCAATAACTGTTATTCCTAATTCCTTAGCTAATGCTTTTAATTCTCTAGATATATGTGACACTTCTTGCTCTCTTGAATTAGTCTTTATATTTACTCTTATAAGTTGCAAATAATCTATAATAACAACATTCAATCCTTGTTGTAATTTAAGCTTTCTACACTTCGCTTTTATGTCAGATAATAAACTTGCGTCATCATCAATAAATAATTTTCTAGTACCTAAGTTATTAGCTCCATTTGATATATCTAAAAACTCTTTTTCATTCAATGTTCCATTTGTTATCTTAGTAAATTGAATCATGCATTTAGCCGCTAACAATCTATCCATAAGTTGATCTCTTGACATTTCTAAAGAAAATATTGCTACACTTCCATGCTTTGAAGCAGCCTGTCCTATATTCAATGCAAATGCTGTTTTACCCATTGATGGCCTTGCAGCAACAATAATAAAATCTTTTTCTTTAAGTCCTGATGATAATTCATCTAACTCTTTAAATCCTGTTGACATTCCTTTTAACTTTCCACCAGTTTTATATCTTTCTTCTAGAAGTTCAAGAGACTTTTCAACTGCTTTTGAAATTGGAACTATCTCATTACTTTCTTTGCTTGCTTCAACATTGTATAATTCTTTTTCAGTTTCTTCTAAAACTAAATTAATATCTTCATCAAAGCTTTTTGATATTAATGTTTGTCCTGCTTTTATAAGTTTCCTTCTATTTGATTTTTCTCTAATTATTTCTGCATATGAAGATATATTTGAATAATTAATGGCTCCTAAAGATAATTCTGTTATATAAGATGCACCACCGCATACCATAAGTATATTCTTTGACTTTAATTCTTCTATAAGAGTAATCACATCAACTATTACTCCTTTATTTACTAGTTCTTTAATAGCTCTATAAATTTTCTTGTGCTTATCAACATAAAAATCAAATTCATGTACAATTGCATCTACCTCTAAAAATTTATCTATACTTGATATAATGCAACCTAGTAATGTTTGCTCTGCTTCTATGCTGTTAGGTAACGCTCTATTTATTTCTTGCATCCTACAAATCTCCTAACTTTGATTTATCTATTTCAAATTCACATACAGGCTTTTGTGATTTAGTTGTTATAGGTATTACATTGTTCTTAGCCTCAATACCCTTCAGTTCAAATATTCCCTTCCAGCTGTTCATTATGCTATTATCTAAAATACTTATCTTATCATTCTCTGTACTTGCTAACTTATCTAATCTAGTTAATATTCTTTTAAGACCTGTTGTTGTTATAGCTGCTTTAATTGTTTTTCTCATTTTTATAAATTCATATAGAGTTTCTTTTAAAATTTCATTCTCTGTATATTCTTCTATCAATTCATCAAACTCTGTTTTTTTCTCTTTTTTTTCTTTTTCTTTTTTATTTATTAATCTGTTACTTATAGTACCCACTTTTGGACAGGGTTCATTTTGGACATGTCCATTTTGACTGGGTTCACAAGAATGGCTTGTTTCCTTACTTTCTTGAACACGGTCATTTTGAACAGGTTCATTTTTACTAGGTTCATTTTGGACACGTTCAAAATTACTAGGTTCAATATATTTTTCACTTATTGGATTAGTTATTATAGTGTAAATATTATTAGTATATTTACTGCCTATTCTCTTTTTTTCTATAGCAATTAAGTTATTATCAATTAACTCTTTTCTGCATTTATATATCTTCTTTTCAGACATTCCTAATTCATTACACATTAATTCTAATGATGGAAAAGCACTGTTCCCTGCTCCTGTAAAACTGCATATATAAGCATATAAAACTTTGGCACCACAAGATAAATTACTTCTCATAACTGATTTTGGTATTATTCCATAACCTTCTTTGTAAATACCAGTACAAAACAATTGATCATTCATCATTTCATCCCCATTCTGTAAATTAACTCAATATTTATATAATTAGTATTATTATTAAAATAACTCTAAATTTTTACATTAAAAAATAGTAAAAAAATTATTGATTGTAAGAAATTAAATATTATCATCAATTTCTATTAATCCTCTTTTCATTAGCTGTTTCATTTGTTTATCATAATTTTCAAAATATAAATATATACCTTCATTAAGCTTATATCCTGCCATTTTATACACTGTTTCATTTATATCAGGTATTTCATTTATTCCTACAATATTTCTTGTATACAAATTTAAAACTGCTCCATTTGAAATTGCCTGAATTTCTTTTTCTAAAATAGTAATTTGTTCTACTTTGTAAAAAAATGCTTTAATTCTATCATCTGAAATCACTATTGTAGGATGTGAATCATATTCTGCAATCTTAGCAATCTGTTCTCTAATAGTTCCTATATATTTTTCTTTTTCATCAGCAATTTTCGCACCGTTAAACATAACAATATCCTTCTTAGGCTTAGATTTTGAGTACATTTCATCTAAGAGCTCTTTATCTTCTTTTCGCTCAACTGGTTGCTTTATACCTTGTACCAATATATCCACTTCTAACTTATGATCCTTAGTATTTAAATCCTTAATTTCATCATGTATTACCTTTTGCTCTTCTTTAGTTAGACTGCTTAATGTATGGGCTTGTGTTAGTGTTATATCTTCTTTATCTAGCTTATCTTTAAGTTCTGGTATTAAATCTTTATCAACCTTCTGATACCTTCCTACTTGTACACCAGATAGTCCTAAATCCTTTCCTATAAGATCTCTTGTCTTTCCGTCTAACTTTTCACCATTTTTTCTTTTTTGCTTATATATGTTTTCAAGTCTTTTAATACCTTCCATTTTTTCAGTTGGAGTAAGCTCTCTTTGTTCTAAATTGGCATGTATAAGCATAAGCTCTGAATCTAAATCATTAATCTCTCTAATTTGACATGGCACTTTTTCATATCCAAGTTTTTTTAAAGCAGTATATCGTCTTTCACCAGATATTATTTCATATTTTCCATTACCTATATCTCTAACAACTAAATTATGCATCAAACCATTTTCTTTAATAGATTCTGTTAATTCTTCTATTTCTCTAATACCATAAAAATTATTTTTTGAAGGAACTAAACTATATATATCTAGTTCCTTAGTAAAACTCTTTTTATCTACTCCATTAACTCTGTTTGCTATACCCTTTAAATATGATGACATAATAATTCCTCCACAAATTTCTTATAATCCCTAGATGCATTAGCTCTGCTATTAAGATACACAACTGGAGTAGATTCAAACGTACTTTTTACAACATCAATATTATCTCTTATTGTCTGATTAAATATTAAATCGCCTAATTCTTCTTTAAGCTCTTGTTTTATCTCTTTATGAATCCTTGTTGATTTATCCATTGTTATCAAAATTCCAAGTAAATTTAAATTAGGGTTAGATTGTTCTCTTACCCCTTCTATGCTACTCATTAGATATTCAAAACCATCTAATCCAAACTTATCTATCTTAAGTGGTACAATAACATAATCACTTGCAACTAATGCGTTAGTAGATAACATTCCTAAGCTTGGAGGGCAATCAATTAAAATATAATCAAAAGTATTATCATTCTTTAAGCTTAACCACTTTTTAAGTCTTGTTTCTTTAACTCTCTTAACATCTGTAAGTATCTCTTCTTCACTCATAATTAAATTTATGTTACCTGGAAGTAACCATAAACCATCATATTTAGTAGGTTGGATACCTATATCCTCTCCTCTTAACACTTCATAAGTTCCCTTCACATGAGAATCATACATATTCAAATACTTAGTTGCATTGCTTTGAGGATCAATATCTATTATTAATACATTCTTTCCCTCTTTACCTAATTGTGCTGCAATATTAACACATGAAGTTGTTTTTGCAACTCCACCTTTTATATTTAAAAAACTTATAACTTTCATCTCTTTACATCTCCCTTTAAATATCCTATAATGGAGATACGGATAGCCGTCCGTATCTTAAGCTATTGAACCTTTATACAAGGTTCTTTTTTTATTTGTTGTTATAAAATTCACATCTTTCAAATTTTCTACAACAAAAGTTAAGTAAATGAATTTTTCTATTTTCTCTGTTTTTAATTTTCTCATTCAAATAATGAGCCTTATTAGTGAAAAATGGACATTTTATTGTACACACTTGAATTGCTCCCTTCTCTCTTGAAGTACATAATTTAAATCTGTTATATTATCAAGATCATTTAAATCTTTTCCTTCTGCCCACCCTAAAAATCTTTCTATTTCTACTTTTCTTACTTTAAGTCTTCCAAGCTTTAATGCTCTTAATATTCCTTTTTCTATTAATCTTCTTACAGTTGGTTCATCTGTTTTTAAAAGTTTAGATGCTTCCTTGACTGTAAATAAAATATCTTCCATTAATTCTTCCTCCTATTTTGCAAATTTCAAAGCCATAATAGCTTCAACAACATCATCAAGTTCTTTCATAATCTTAGCCCAGCGTGGTTTTTCTTCGTCATCAATAATTCCATCACATGTAATTTCTATCATTTCATCTTTTAACTTTATAAAATCGCTTACTTCCTTTTGAAGCCTTAACATTGCTAGTGGTAATTCTTTTATTTCTATATTAGGTAAATACTTTTGTCCCACTTCTGCACTTGTTTTTAAATGTTGATAAGCTAAATATTGAGCATTATAGATTTCTATCATCTTAATAACAACTCTATCTGGCGGAACTCTTTTTCCTCCCTCATATGCTCTTACACTGTCTACTGAAACATCTAGTAACTCACATGCCTTTTCTTGAGTTAAGCCTGTACTCTCTCTCGCTATTTGGTAAATATTTCTGTATTCTTGTACCATTCCTTTTCTCCTCCATATGTTATACAATATAATTTGAAAGTTTGATTATCTAGAACTTATTTATTAAAAAAAAGAGCTAAAATTTCTCGTAAACTTAAATCTAAAATTTTTACTATTTTATTAGCTAAATTTATATTAATTTTAGTTTTACCAGATTCTATTAATGAATAGCTCCCTTTACTTTTATATCCAAGCATTTTAGCCATTTTCTCTTGTGAATACTTTTTTCTTTTTCTAAATTTTATCAATAGATTAGTGTTCATCATATCTCCTTCCATTATTTAATGTTTGAGTTATTCAAACTTTATAATTTAATTATAGTTTTAGTTTCTCAAACTGTCAATGATTTTAATAAAAAAAGTTTAATTTTTTCAAACTTCTTTTTCAACAATATATAATATGGTAAAATATAAATAAGTTTAAATATCTTAAACATTAAAGGAAGGTGCACAATGGAAACAAACATATTAGGTAATAGAATTAAAACTTTACGTTTAGAATCCAAATTAACTCAGGAGGAGTTTGGAAAACCCTATGCTCTAAAAAAATCTACTGTATCTCAATATGAATCTGGTAGTAGTCGTCCTGATGATGAATTAAAGAAAAGAATTGCACTTGACTATAATGTTTCATTAGACTGGTTAATGGGACTAACTGATGCTAGAAATTATTCAGATGATTCAAACATTACCATTGCTTTGCATAGTGATGTTGAATATGATAATCTTCCTGATGAAGCTAGAAAGGAAATTAATAATTTTATTGAATACGTAAAACAAAAATATAAAAATAAATAAAAAGGTGTTCGTAAAGAACACCTATATTTTTAATTATATAATGTAATATTTTATCATATTATGAAATTTATTAATAACTACAAGGAGGATTTATGATGGAAATTAAAGAAAAACTTTATACATTATCAGAAAGAATAGAAAAAATTGTTGGTCAAATTAAAACCGAAGAGGGTACTAAACAATCTTTAATATTACCGTTCTTTCAAATACTAGGATATGACGTATTCAATCCTTTAGAATTTTGTCCTGAATTTGATGCAGATTATGGAATAAAAAAAGGTGAAAAAGTTGACTATGCGATCTTAATAGATGGAGAACCTACAATTCTAGTTGAAGCTAAAGCCTGTAGTGATAATTTAGACAAGCATGGAGCACAGCTCTTCAGATACTTCAATTCATCTAAAGCAAAATTTGGAGTTTTAACAAATGGAATCAAATATCGTTTTTTTACCGACTTAGATGAAACTAATAAAATGGATATTCGTCCTTTTTTTGAAATTGATTTATCTAATCTAAATGATACTCAAATATTATATTTGAAAAATTTTGAAAGAGACTCATTAGATGTGAATTCTATACTTAGTACAGCTGAAGAGCTAAAATATTCAAATTTAATAAAGGATTTTTTAAAACAACAGCTTACTTCTCCAACAGAAGATTTTGCAAATTACATATTAAGTCAAATATACGAAGGTAGAAAAACTGCTACTGTTATAGAAAAATTCTTACCTATTATAAAAAGGGCATTTAATCAACTTATCACTGAGACTTTAAGCACCAAATTTGCTGAAACACTTAAGGGTGAGGCTAAATTAGATAAAAATGCAGATACAATTGATAAAATAATTGATCTTGATTCAAGTATAAATAAAATTATCACTACTAATGATGAATTAGAAGGCTTCGCTATTATAAAATCTATTTTGAGGTCAGTTATTAATCCAAATGATATTACATATAAAGACACAGAATCTTATTTTGGTATTCTTTATAAAAACAATACAAGAAAATGGATTTGTAGATTATATTTAGGATGTAAAAAATCAATTGTTTTTCCTACAGATGATAAATCTCAAGAACGATATTATATAGAAACATTGAATGATTTATATTTATACGAAGAACAGTTAAAATCTATAATATCAAAATTCATTTAGAATTGCTACATTCTTTCGTATAGAGCTAAGAAATAAATTGATAACTTTTTTGAAAATATAAAAAATAAAAATAAGGTGTTCTTAAAGAACACCTATATTTTTCTATTTACCGTACTTTTTAGAATATTAATAAATATATTTAAGAATCTAGTGATCTAATACACTAGATATATGATAGGAGTGATCTAATGCAAGCTTTTTATGTAATAAAATCCCCATTATTTAATGATACTGATTTAAATACTCAGACTCAGCAATTAGCTTTTCCAAAAGTAAAAAATAATAGCCCATGTATATATTTCTCAAAAAATGATATGCAACCAATTAAAAATATAACAAAATATAAATTAAACTGTGAAACATTAGTTAATAAATGTGGACGTGCATATTATACAGAAGAAATTTTTACACAATTTATTTTAATTGAAGATACTTGTTTTTACTATAATAAAGATCTAACTCTTTTGCTATTTAGCTGCAACAAGGATACATTCAATACATATGTAAAAAAATATAGCACTGATGCTAACATAAGACTTGAAAAAATATTAGTTGATTTTGAAAGAATCATTAGAGATCAAAAACAATTAGGTATAAAAGGAGCTTGGTTAGGAAAAATTCCTGATGATAATTTAAATGCATTAGCTTTTCTTGGTGATAATGTTGTTACATCTGAACAATATAAATCTATAAGATCTAATGGAGCAGAAATATCTAACTTGACTCTTATTTATGATTATACAGGAGAACAGAAAACTATTATGATAACAAAAGATGGCGGTATAATATTATACCACCATGAAGATGAAACCGATGCAATAAATTTAGTTCAAGATATATATATGAATCTGCTTGCCTAGATGAATATAACATTTCTTATATCCTTAATCAATTGTGTTGCGCTTTCATTACTAATAAAATTGATGCAACTATTAGTTAACATAACAGTTGTATCTTTTTTGGTAATGAATTTAAATTCAGCATATCTTACATTAAAACCCAAATATATTTTTTTAAAAAATGGATTACTCAAGTTTTCTTTATTCTCTAAAAACTCTATACTTATCTTAGTAAACGATCTATTAAATACAAGTTTACTTTTTCCAGCTATATCAGTTATAGTTTCTATAGCTTTTTCTATTTTATCAAAAAAGCCTTTATAATTTAATTGAGAAGTTATTAAAATTGTTAGTGATTCGCCAACATCATCATAATTTATTTCATAATTTACCGCATTAATAATAAAAGATGTTAAACATACCTCATTTCCTATATTTTGCCTTAAAATCTTTATATCCCCAGTATACTTACTAATAAAGCCATTGATAATATTTTTATATTCCAACATATCATCAATTTTTATATTTGAATATTTCAATGTAAAACCTAATTTAATATTTTTATTTTTCTTTGTGAAAGTAAAATATTTTAGATATACAGAGGGCTTATTTAAAATTATAGTAACTGTCATTATTAGTATCGGAATAACATTACTTATAAGATACTCTATTATTTTATTATCTATCTTAAGTGCGGAACCTAATGCCATAAATATTATAGCAATAATGCTAGGAATAATAACATCTTTTATCTCTTTAAATTTTCCTTGCATAATTTTCCCTCCTTTTAAAATATTATATCAATAATATTATTAATATTATTGACATTTGTAAATAATATTAATATTAATCTAAAACATTTTTATATAATCTATAAAAATATGTATCCTTTCAAGAACATACGTTCTTATATATGTTATAATTATACCATAATTTACATGGTGGTGATAGACAAATGAAAAAACTATTTAATATTTTTAATATTATTGAAAAAGAAAATATAATTGTTGAAGAAATGAATTTAACATCTACAATGTCAGATGGAATATATATTAAAATCCCTCATATTCCTCCTACAATAGGAATAAATAACTCAATAGTTAATAACACTAGCAAATACATATCTGTCCTTTCTGAGGAGCTAGGACATCATTTTACTACCTTTGGTAACCTAACCGAAGAATCACGTTCTTATTGTCATAAACTTATTAAAAATAAAAAAGAATTAAAAGCTAGATTATGGGCTGCTAATTTTTTAATAAAAGATGATGATTTTGTACAAGCTCTTAATGATTGTATATCATCAATTCCAGAAATGGCTGACTACTTCAATGTTACTGAAGAAATTATCCTATATAAGATTTATTCAATCATATTAGATGAACCTAAATATAAAACTATTAGAAGTAATTTTATGAAAAGAGAAATTCCCTATAATTCTTGTGTTATTTAGTACTTCAAATAATTATTTTATTGAATATATTTAGCATAACTCCATTAACTTAATTATTTAATAAATCTACAATCAATATAGACTAACAAAGGAGATGAATACAATGGAAGGTGGAGTAAGAAAACGTGGTAGTGCATGGTATTACTACTTTGAAGCTGGAAAAATAAATGGAAAAAGAAATAAAATAGAACGTAAAGGAGGCAATACTAAAAAAGAAGCTTTAGCTGCCTTAAGATCAGCGTTAAATGAGTTAAGTAGTACAGGTTCTTGCGTTCAGGAAACCAATATGTCCTTTTCAGATTATTTAGACTATTGGTTTAATGAATATGTTATGAAAAATTGTAAATACAACACACAGCAAACTTATAAAACTTTTATAAATATAAATTTAAAACCTAATTTAGGCATATATAAATTAAAGCAACTAAATTATTCTGGATTACAAGAGTTTTTAAATAAACAATATGCACATGGATATTCTAAAAATACTTTAGCTAGATTAAGAAGTATTATTACACATTCATTAGAAATGGCAGTTTTTCCTTATGATTTAATAAAAGTTAATCCTGCTCAATATTTAACTATTCCTAGATTTGATAACATTTCTAAAAAGAACATTGTCATATCTATAGAAAATTTCAATAAAATAACTGAACGCTTCCCTTGTGAGACTAGCTTTTATATTCCTTTACAAATAGCTTTCAATACTGGTATGCGTGTCGGTGAAGTATGTGGGCTAACTTGGGATTGTGTAGATTTTGAAAATAAAACTATAAAAGTTGAAAAGATATTAATATTTAAAACTAAGCAAGGCTATGAATTTAGTACTCCTAAGACTAAGAAATCTATTAGAACAATAAGCATTGGAGATACATTAATTAATATTCTTAAGGCACATAAGAAATGGCAAGAACAAAATAAACAAGAATATGGAGAATATTATAATGATAACAATTTTGTGTGCACAAAAGAAAATGGTTCTTTTGTAACCATGACTTCTTTAAGATATCTTTCTAGAATTGTTAACATGGAATTACAAATAGAATTTAATTTTCATTCATTAAGGCACACCCATGCAACAATGCTTCTAGAAGGTGGAGCTAACATTAAAGATATTCAAGATAGATTAGGTCATTCAAGTCTCTCTACAACTATGAATATATATTCTCATGTCACAAACAAAATGAAAAATGATACTGTAAATATTTTAGAAAATATAATTAACAATAAAAAATCACCTGAATAAGGTGATTTTTTATTGTTAATTTTGCCACCGAGTTGGTTTTTCCGGTGGCAAATGGGTGGCAAATATCCTAATCCCCCATTTTTCTATTTTTTATATAATGCTTAATTCTGCATGAAATCAAGCTCTTGGATGTGTATTCATATATATAAAATTAATTTTATCATTATTAATGATTTCATAATAAGTATCCATATATGTTAATACTTGATTTCCAAGTAACTTTTGTACAGCTCTTACATTTGCACCATTTTGAAGTAAATGTACTGCAAAAGAATGTCTAAATGTATTTAAATTTACATCCTTGTCTATGTGTGCCCTTTTAGAATATTCTTTTACTATTCTCCAAATTCCTTGTCTTGTTAATTTATTTCCATTTAAATTAACAAATAAGTTAGGCACTCCACATTCAGCTATTTTATATCTTATGCTAAGGTATTCATTTAACGCTTTACATGCACTTCTACCTATAGGTATTAATCTTTCAAAATTTCTGCTATCAGTACATCTTACAAAATGTAATTCCAAGTTAATATCATCTACATTCAAAGATATTAGTTCAGATACCTTCATCCCTGTAGCATACATAAGTTCTAGTAATGCATTATCTCTAATTCCTTTTGGACAATCTTTTTCTACTGTTCTAATTATTTTATCTACTTCATCTACTGTTAAAATTTGTGGTAACTTCCTATTATTTTTTGAACTTTTATACTCTATCTTTGGTACCTCATTTATTAATGACTGACTTTTTAAATAAGAGTAAAAACTCCTAAGACTTATAACTATTCTATTTATAGATCTTTCCGATTTTCCTGACTCTAATAAGTATTGAATATATGCCATAACTGTTAATTTATCACTCTTATATACATCTATACCTTTTTTATCCAAAAACTTAAGATATAATGTCACATCTGTTACATAAGCATATATAGTATTTTCACTTTTTCCACTATCAAATAAATATTCTTTATAGTTATTTATACTATCTACCATTACTCTCTCCTATACCATTGATTATGAATTAATATTCGACAAAATCATCATTTTTCCTCTTTAATTAAAATTTATATCTTAAGTTTATAAATTTCTATATATGTTTTTCAAATTATAAAACTAATAAAATTTAGTAACCACAAATTTTATAAAATTAGGTGACACATAAGTTTCTATAATCGCTGCAAATACAAAGAATCCCAAAATTACAATCAACTTATTTCCTAAAGAATTAAAAAATGGATCATTAAAATTTGCTCTTTTAAAAAACTTACTTTTAAATTTTTGAGTTGACATAGCTAATGCTATAACACTTAATGCTATAAAACAAGGAATATAAATTAAATTTTGAGGAATTACAGATACTAATGCTAGTCCAATACCTTTGCCCTGAAATGTTGTTAGTATAAATGAAAACGTATATCCTAACGTAAACCCTTTAAACATATCTAAAACTAATATGAACGGCATTCCAAAAAAAGTAAAACCAAACATGAATATAGGTATAATTAGCAACATATTCTTTTTTATAACATTAATTAACAAATTTTCATAATTAATAGGCGTGTCCCCTATCGAAGATGTAAAACTTGAAAAATAACTTAACAAATCATTTCTGTTAGATTCGCTCATGTACTTTACTACATAAAGTCCAAAAGATATTCCGATGCAAAACATTATTAATACCATGAAAAAATATACTTTTTTATCTTTAAAGGTTTGACCAAGCTTATTCACCATATAATTCACCACTTATTCCTCCTTGAGTTACTCTACTTTATACTATGTTTAATATTTCCATATTATTCTTAGTACTTAACAAAATATATGTTAATTGAAATATTAGAATTTCTCTTATAAAATCTTTAAGAATGTGATAAACACTTGCTTTATAAACTTTTTAATTACATAAAAAATAGATGACTTGTGTTAAGTCATCTAAAATTTTTTTATTATTTTTTTATCCATATTGAATATGATTTATTATTTACTTTAAAAATTCCATTGCCCTCATTGTCTATTAATATTTCTTCTTGTATATTTCCTGTTATATCTATAAAAGTAGTACTTATATTTTTGCTCCCCATACACATCTTTTTACTGCCATCATTACCATTACTTATTAATACCGCAACACCTGAATTATCGTGCACTAAATCACCTTGTCTAGTCCACCCAATTATATTTTTGTCATCAAAATAATCACATTGATCACCGTAAGCATAATTTTTTCTTACATTTAAAATCACATCCAACTGATTCTTAAAACCCTCAAATCCCTTTTCAGGAATCCCATAATAATCTCCGTAAAATATACATGGATATCCTTGTTGCCTTGTTAATATAAATGTATATGCTAATAATTTAAACCATGGCTTAACCCAAGATTCAAGAGCCTGACCTGGTTCAGTGTCATGATTATCAACAAAAGTTACTGAAATTTTTTCATCGTGTTCTAATAAAGTATTTTGAGTTAATGTTCTCATATCAAAGTTTTCTTCTAAATTACTTGCTTCAAAAAATTTATAATGAAGTGGTACATCAAATAACGACATAACATTTTGTGATTTACTAATATAATATTTTAATTTATTTATATCTCCAGACCAATATTCACCAACACCAAATACATTGTCACCTTTTTTACTTCTAATATCATTTAACCATTCTGTAAAAAAATCAAATTTTATATGTTTTATTGCATCTAATCTAAATCCATCTAATTTGCATTCATTTATATACCAATTTCCCCACGTTTTAAGTTCTTCTACAACATCTCTACTATCTATATCTAAATCTGCACACATTAAAAAATCAAAATTCCCATTTTCATCATCTACATCATTTTCCCATTCTTTACCTACAAATTTAAATATTCCATTTTGTTTTGTTAAATCATCGAAATCTACCCCATCAAAATCTTTTGCATTCCACTTATAAGATGAATACTTCTCATTTCTTCCTTTAAAATTAAATACAGTAAATGACTTTATTTCTTTTTCTTCTCCTATAATATTATTTCTGTTATTACTATCTACTAATTGTGCTTTTACAGATTCGCTTTCATCCGCACCTGCTTTATGATTTAATACAACATCTGCATATACTTCTATATTATTATTATGTGCTTCATTTATAGCATCTAAATATTCTTCTTTGGTACCATATTTAGTCCTTATGGTTCCTTTTTGATCAAATTCTCCTAAATCATACAAATCATAAGCACCATATCCAACATCATTAATACCACCTACCCCTTTATAAGCAGGTGGAAGCCACAATGCAGTAATCCCTTTTTGACTTAATTCCTTAGAACGTTCTTTTACTTTGTTCCAAAGAGAACCATCATTAGGATAATACCATTCAAAATATTGCATCATAGTTTTGTTTGTCACTTTTTTATCTTCTATGTAAACTTTGTCTTCTTTTTTTTCTACATCATTAGCTTTGTCTTGTTCTAAATTTAAATACATTATTCCTCCTACTATTACAAATACTACTATTATTAAAAATTTTATTGTCATTATTATCCTCTCCTTAATTCAATAAAATTATTCTTTGGTAACGGTACCAATTTATTTCTAAATATTAAGATAGGATTAATTCCTATCTTAAATCACATAAGTTTTAATTTATTCCCATCCTAAAATAAAAGCTTTCTCATTAATTCTTATTGATCTTCCATTAAATTTTTCTATTAAAATTTCTTCCATATTATCTGTTTCTCTAAAAATAACTTGCTTTATTCCATCTGCTGATCCCACACGTTCAACACCTTCATACCAGATTATTTTATTTTGATCTACAGACAATTTACTTCTAAATTTTTTATATTTAAATATATTTACTGCTATTTTACTAAAAGATATTTTTTCTGCTATTTTAAGAATAACAATGTCTATTGTATCTCTTATAGAAAGTAATTCACATTCATCTTTAATATCATATAAGTTTTTTATAGATTTAATCCCATCATCTAAACTGAAATTTTCTTTATTCTTTAATTCATTTATTTTTTCAATAAACACATCTTGACCATATTTTTTTGAATTCATAATTTAATCCCCTCTCTTTTCCATTACTCTTTCTTACATGGTATAAACAATTTAAATTTAACAATTGACAAGTTAAATTTAAATAATTATACTTTTATAAAGTATAATTAGAAGTCTTATACTCATATGGTAAAGGTTTCTATATTGCATGTCAATATTATTTTATGTACACTAGACTAGGATTAACTTTATTCTAAAAAAATTATTATCTTAAAGTAAATGTTAATTTTTAAAACTAATACATTTTTAATTTATATAAATATAATTAATGAGGTGAAAACATTGAATATTTACATTACAAATGAACATTTTTATGAAACTTGGTTTTGTTTTAATAACGGAGATGAAAAAGAAAATCTTTTATACCTTCAAGCTAGAACTTCTGGTTCAATATATACATGTTCTAATGAAGAAACAAATGATATTGAATTTGTAGCCATAAAACCTGAAGAATTTAATTTACTTTCATACCCTTATTCTTGGTGTGAAAAGCCTATAATAAGATTTTCTACTAGAGGTATTGAATTATCTGATGAAGTAATCATAAAAGGTAACTCTAGTTTTGATGGAAAAATATCGAATGGTTATCTTAATGCAGAAATTAAATTAGAAAATCTAGATGAGAATATAATAAGATGTTCATCTATATCTATAGATGAATTAATTATCTATGCTAAGTATCTTTGGTGCGAGGATATGGACCTTGATTATTTATTTACAGATGAAGCATTATATATAGAAGAAAAAATTGAACTTGGAAAAAATAAAGCTTTAAATTTATATAATGATCAACCTTATATGAATTATTTCGATGATATTGAATAAATTTAAATTTGCTTGTTAATATCTAAATATAATATATTATAATACTAATTTTCATATTACTTTATATTTAATTAGTATTATTTAAAATTAAAAGGGACTATCTCATAATGCATAAAAATGCAATATGTGAAGTCCCTTCTCTGTTTTATACCCAATTTTATTTAATACTTTCTAATATGTTTAGAGCTATTAAAAAATATTTTTTATAATAATTTATTTTCATATGGCCCCTCTTATTTATAAGTTAGATTTTCTTTAGATATATGTATAATTAAAGAAGTAATTAGTTCTAATTTCTTATTATATTAAAATTCATATGTACGTATATTTTTTTATTATCATATATTATTGTGAATCTCTTTTTGTGGAGGTATAAATGAACTATAAGAATTGTGATAATAATACTGATACTGAATCTAAAAAAAACAATAGCGAAAACAGTACAGATAACATAGATACTTTTCTTAAAAACCTAGATATTACTTTACCTAATCTTGAAAAAATTGGTGCTGCCTTTCTAGCTATAGGTTATTCTACTTTTTTAAGTGCAGCAAATTTAGATATTGCAGATGCCCTAGATGTAAATGATTCTGGCATAGTTCCTTTTAGTGTTTTTGTATCAGGACAAAAATTAAATTTAATAGGATATACAATTTTATGGATAGTTTCTGCTGAAAGAGTAAAAGAGGCGAAGTTTAAAATTAATAATACAGATGAAGATATTAATTTAAATGCCTTTTTGGGTATTGAATTTTCATATTTATTAAGTATTTATGCTAATTTTATTAGACTTCAATCTTTTCTTCAATTAGAAGCTATGGATATAAATAAAAACTCTACTGAATAATTCAACTTTAAAAAACCTCTAATGTAAAATACTCATTAGAGGTTTTTATTTAGATTTTTTCTTTAATTCTTCTATCTCTTTTTCCAATTGATCTATCCTTAAAGTTAAAGTTTTTATATTATCATAATTATTTTTTTCTCTTCTTTTATGACTTTTCCCTTCTTTTTCAAATTTTACATTCTCATTTGAGCAAAATGGATTAGCCACATTTTTATACATTGGATTATAGTATCTTCCAGGACCACATTCTTGATACTGCTGTTGTGCATTAAATGTTTCAATTACTTGTCCTACTAATTGTAGCCAGTTTCCATAAGCATTTAATAAGCTAGACGGTAATTTACTAGATATTACATTTGCTATTAATTCTCCAATAGCTAGCATTAACATAGGATCTAAGTCTTGAAATCCATATGGAATATCTAAGTTTAAATTTTGACAGTCATTTGTACTTGCTCCAGCAGTTGGATCAATTTTGCACTCTGTTTCTTCATCTTTTTCTTTACAATTACTATCCGAATTATTCTTTTTACACTTTTTATAGCCAAGCTGCCTTAATATCTCATCTAAATCATAAAAACCATCATTATTCATACTTCACCTATATATAATTTATAAAAACTATTACAATTTATCTTTTATCTATCCATATAAAAATCTAATATTAATTCTATAAGTAACCTTTACTATTAATCTATTTACTATTTTCCATCTTTTCTATTCTTTTTTCTAATTCATTGATTTTAGTTGATATCTTATTAAATTCAAATTTAAAATTTTCTAATTTTAAATATATATCATTTATATTTTTAAATATTTGTATTGAGTCTTTATCTCTTTTCAAGTTTTCATCTTTAATTAAATCACTGGTATTACTTGACTCCTTTTTTTTATCCACATCAAAATCACAAAAAGGATTTTCAATATTTTTATACGCGCAATTAAAATACCGTCCTGGCCCTATCTCGTAATACTGTTGCTGAGTACCACAAGTTTCTATTATTTGACCGACAAGAATAATAAGATTAGATATAATATTAGCAACATTATAAGGTAACTGTCCAGAAATAATATTTCCTACAACTTCTCCTAAGGTTATAAACAATATTGGATTTATATCTTGAAACCCTCCTGGTATATCTAAATTCAACTTAGCACACCAGTCTGTACTTGCCCCTGCTGTTGGATCTATTTTACACCCGCAATTGCTTGTATCGCTTTCATCGCTTGATTCATTGGATTCTGTTGATTCATCATCATCTTCTGTAATTTTTTCATATCCTAAATAATTCAAAAATTCTTCAATTCCGCTAAAATTATTAAAATCCATACTTCACCTTATAATTATTGATTTTAATATTATATTACACAAAGTTTAAATATCTGATACATACTATATGCTATTCCTATCTACTCTTAAAATAAAAAGAAGATGTCCCTTATATTAGGATCATCTTCTCAAATTACTATATACAATTAAAAATATTTTTATTTAAAATAAAAAGAAAGATCTTATCTTAATCTTTTATATAATCTTTATATTCGCATACATTAATGAATTCACAATTATCAGTTTTACATCTTACAGAGCTTGTGCCATCACTATTAATAGATGCAAATGGTAAAATTACATTTGTTTGAACTCCAAATTTTCTTATATTTACATCATAGCCTTTTTTACATTCTTTTATCATTTTTTTCCTCCTTGGTTTATATCTATAAATATTATAACATATTTCCAAGATATTTGTTGATAAATTTCGACATTTTATTATTTTTTATCTTTTAAAACAATATTTTTTAACATTCAACACAAGTATTATTACTAATTTCTTTCGAATATATTTCATTTACTTCCATCACATCATTACTAACTATAGTGAAATAATCAATAACTATTTACATGAAAATTAAAAGATTTAAAAATAACCTCTTATTAGATAGATTATTGCATACCACCAATAAGAAGTTTTAATATTCAAAATATTAATCTATTAATAGCCTCTATTGAGCCTATGCCCCACTTAACTTCAATAACATGTCTTATTTCTACTCTTGAAGCTATAGTATTGTAACCTCTTAGCTCTTGAAGTATATAATTCCATTCTTATAGCTGATTCTAACATAATTATTTTCAACCAATAATTCTATATCATTAAAAACCATAAGCTCACAATTCATATAATTATTTTATACCTTATATTTTTCAATAAATTCCAAAATAATCACTTGGTTTTGAGTATTCCACTTTGTTGATATATTTTTAATTTAGTATTCTATTATTTTCTAAAATCCACAAAATCAAATATCATATACACTTATTTACTTATATCAAAATAGTCATGTTTTGATCACATAAAATAAACCAATTCTATATATTAAGTATTATCAAGATTAAAAGAGGTTATTATGCTTAAATTTTTATTAAAAAGATTTTCTATAGATTCAACTATAAGTAGTATTGGCATCATCGATAATAAATTGCCTGTATGTGAATTTTTTGATAATGTATTATTTGGTAGAGCATATAGTATAAATGTTTTAGTTTTTACTATAGAAGGAGAACCTTAATTTAGAATTCTTACTTTTGATGGTAAACAAATTAAATATGCATTAGATTCTAGTAAAACAAGTTTAGGTTTTATAAAGAACTACTATGGAAACAAATTTATAAAAAAAATAGATGGAGAACAAATTTATTATGATCTTTATCAAGATTCTAAATTTATAGTATCATTGCTTTCATATAGGAATTGATTTTACACTATTAAAGTATTATTTTATATATCCCATTATTAATTAAACTGTACAAACCTCAATATTAGAATATACTTATTAACATATATAATTAATAATATTTCTTTTGTTTCTTCTTTATAAAATTTTCTATATAAACACAAATACTCCTATTTTGAAACAAAAAAATAAGACACCTATAATCAATTCCAATTAAAAACTGATTATTCGATGTCTTATTGAAAATTCATATACTTATTATTATAAAATAATATTTTTTGGATATACTTTATAAAAATTATATATTACTATGAAACTTTATTTTTAAGTCTTAATTTATCAGAAATAATTGCAATAAATTCACTATTTGTAGGCTTGCCCTTATCGTTGTGAATAGTATATCCGAATAGCTTATTAATAGCCTCTAGCCTTGATATTACTACGTTTAACCGTCCCAATTATTATAAATTTCTAACCCAATAAATTAATAGTTTATACGCTTAATATATTGGCTTAATCTCTAATTTATTTATTGGTATAATAATATAACTTTTTACAATAAAATGCAATAGTTATTTATTTATAAATTAAGTATTGTTTATATAAGTATCTTCAATCATAGTAAAATCAACATATTCAGAGGACGGTGCAAAATTGCATTATCCTAATTAAATATTAAAACTCCTAAAGCTCCAACTATTGCCCCACCTATTGTTCTCCATAACCATGTTGAATTACCTTCTAGTTTACTAACTCTAGCTTCTAAATTCTTTACATCTACTTCTAACAAAGTTTCTATTTTGGTTAATCTTTGTAGAATTGATTGTACTGTATTTTCTTCTGACCCCATCTCTATACCTACATCATACTGATTTTGTGACATAGTTTCTTTCATATATTTGCCTTCAAAGCAAATACCTAAACTTCCAGTATTACTACCTTTGCAATGACTTCCTATGGCGTTATCTGGTCTACCTTTGTAAATTGAACCATCTTTTCTTACATAGTAATGATAACCTATTCCACTCCAACCACCATTGATGGATGTCTTGAACTGTACAATGGCTTGTATCTGCGTTATGTAATACTATTTTATTTGGTATATTTCCATATGTTAAATTATTAAATTTTAAACCTTCATTTATAATCTTCATTAATTATCACTTTCCTTTCTTTATTTATATGCTAAAAAGACACCTACTTAACGTAAGTGCCTTTAATAAACTTTATATTATTCTCTTATTTCAAAGCCAACAACTTTATCATGCACTAAATACTCTGCATTTCCTTTTGCATTAGTTATTTTAAATATTGGACTTTCTGTTTCATCTAAATCTTTAGAAATAAACCATTTCTTAAATTTTTCTATTTGACTTTTATCTGCTCTTTTAATATTTCCATCTATCATTTCTATGTATAAGCTTCCATTTTCTATAGATGGTTCTTCTGGTTCAACAATATCTTCTTTAGTTACTGTAGCTTCACAAGTAGCTTTAACATCTGTTCCTTTAATTTGTGCTATTACTGTGCAAGTCCCCTCTTTAATTCCAATTACTTTACCATTTTTATCTACTTTTGCAATTGTTTCATCTGAGCTTGACCATTCTATATCTACAGCTGATGGTGTAGTTGTTGCTGTTAATTTCTTTGAATCGCCTTCTTTTAGAGTTAATGATCTTTTATCTAATGATATTGAGCTAACTGAACTGTTTGGGTCTACTAAATACCCAGTATCATCAATATCTATTGAATCAAATATGAATAATCCATCATCTGTATCTTGAATTTTAACTGTATGTTCTTTTAAAGGTAAATCTTTAACTTCAAATAATAATGCTTGATATAACATATCACCATATTCAGTACCTTCATTGTATAATGTATCATCAATTGTAACAGAAAAAGATGGTCTGTAAGTATCTTTTGCACCTATAAACCTAAGTTTTGTTCCATAAAATTTAAATTCAACATATGCGCCTTTTTCTGATGCATATTTAAATTTTCCATTTAAAAAGCTTTTATGTTCTTGTTCTCCCCAGTTTTCACCAATAAATTTAATATTTGAATCTTCATCATCATATCTTGTCCAACCTTCTTCTGGTTGCAATAATTGTTCTCCAACTGTTGCTGCATTAGCTGCAATTTCATTTTTTATTATTCCTACGCTCATAACAGTTAATACCATTACAAACATTATAAGTATTCTTTTATAATAATTTTTCATTATATATTATTTCTCCCTTATTTCCATTATTGAACGCGTTCATAAAATATTTTAACTTTATATATGGTAAAATCCAACAATAATCGTACTACAAATTCCTTTATATCTAAGAAATTTAGTAAATTTTTACTTTTAATCATATAGTTAATTTTAAATTATTAATTTTAGAGACAATAAAAAAGACCATAAATCTAATTTACCATCTCTAACAACTTCTTTATTCTCTTAAATACTCATGTTTACTACGTTTTTCAACCCTAGTAAGTTATTAAAATTGCTATTTTATATACCACTTAATATTCATCCTATTTTGCTATGCTGTAGTAAATTTAAATATAAAAATAGACACATTGTGTGCCTAATTCTTATTTATCACTTCTATGATAAAATGTTTCATTAAATGTTTTATTACTTTTATATTTACCATGACTACCAACCGTAAAATTCCTTGATATAATTGCCACAATAACAACTATTGTAAAAACTATAAAAGCTATTTTTTTATTTTTCATAATATTCACCACCTAACAATAGTATACATTACTATTATCGAATAGTACTTTAAAAATATTATTTACTAGCAATTATTTCTTGCTTTTGTGCTTCTATAATCCATCCTTTGCTTACTGCATTAGTAAGTCCTTTTTCTGTCAACTTATCTTCTATATAAAGTCTTAATAGTGTATAATACATTACTTAACCCTCCAATCCACTTACTACTAATGTATCTACTGTAGCTTGTAATTGTTCAACTTTAACTTCTAATGTATTTAACTCTTTAAGATTTACATCTATATTGTTATTTTCTAAGTTTTTAATAATACTTGTACCTTCTAAATTATTGTAAATTCCATAAACTTCTCCTCCCCTTGTCGCCAA